TTGTTCAACCAAACAATCAGCAATGGTGTCTTTGCCACTGCCTATTAATCCGCAAATTCCGATAATCATATTAAAGCACTATTGTACTTTAAGTTTATGCCAATGTCAATGAAATATTAACCGATTGTGAAATGATAGCCCACACCACCAGCCATTTGAGTTGCCAATTCTTGATCTAATCTATCCATTTCTGCTTGTGCTTCCGATTTCAAACTGTCACCATTCAGTGAAGTTCCGCCCTGTGGACCAGCCACAGTGTTGAATTTAGATCTAGCTTCTCCCAACATGTATTTGCAGTTGGCCAATGTATAGCTTTTGATCCATTCTCTAGCTTTGTAATCTACTAATAGTTGACTTTCTGGTTTGTAATTGTAAGCACTGATCAACAGTGTTTCATCTGCTCTGGGTCTTTGCAACAGTGTCAATACTTTTGTAGTTGGATTCCATTTGAATTCAATAAAACTTCCAAACATTCTGCCCACTAGTTCTTGGTATTGAGCAAACATGTTATAAGTGGCCACTCCGCCAAGATTGGTGCTGGATAGTAGATAAGTGTTGGTGTAGGCTAAATTGAAAGGTTCAAACAATGTGCCGCCATCTCCTCCACCAGAACGTGATCCTACAGATCTTCTAAATAATTGTTTGACTTCCATTACTTCGCTGGGTAAAGTATAGCTGTTTTGATCCAATATTGTGGTCAAAAATAGATAACTTTCTTCCACTGAATTGTCTGATCTTTGACGATATCTGCCCAAAGCTCTCACTAAAGCTGTCTCATAATGACTGGGGTCTAATTCTACCTCTACCATGCCACCGCCCAGCATGTTTTTGACGAAATCGTATATCTCTTGTCTTTGTGTTTGTAGTTCGCTCATCTATGGGTTCCTATAACATATTTAGCACTAGCCAAGGCATGAATAAATATACACATGCCAAGAATCAGTTTATACAAGCCAGAAAAGGGCGAAGATTACACATTTTTAGATCAAACCATTGCAGAAATGTTTACGGTGGGTGGTACTGATGTGTTTGTACACAAATACCTTGGGCCTGTGAATCCTGACGAAGAAGATGCCACAGCCACTCAACCCAGATATGATGCTGTGAAAGAAACCAATATTCAAGATCTATTGTTTTTAGAAAACAGAGATAGAAAATACGATCCCAATATCTATCAAATCAGAGGAATTTACAATGTGAATGATATTGACTTTGACATGAGTCAATTTGGATTGTTTTTACAAAATGACACCATATTTTTAACTGTACACATCAATGCTTCTGTTAAAACCATTGGTAGAAAATTAATGGCTGGAGACGTGATAGAATTACCACATTTAAAGGATCAATTTGCATTGAATGATTACAAAGTAGCATTGAAAAGATTTTATGTGATACAGGATATAAACAGAGCAGCAGAAGGATTTTCACCCACTTGGTATCCTCATTTATACAGATTAAAACTTAAACAAATAGTAGACAGTCAAGAATTCAAAGAAATATTAGATTTACCTGCAGAAGAAGGCAGTGAAAATACCTTACGAGATGTGTTGAGCACATATGAAAAAGAAATGCAAATCAACAATGCTGTGGTGGCACAAGCAGAAGCAGATTCAAACAAAAGCGGATACAACACCAAACATTTATACACATTACAAGTGGATGACAAAGGTAAACCTGAATTGGTTACCACAGATATCAACACATTAGATGCCAGCACTGCCAATGAAATGGCAGATAGAATCAATCAAACACCAGATAGAAATGGTTATGACGGTTATCTATTAGGCGATGGATTTGCACCCAATGGTGAAGTGTTTGGTCACGGTATAGGATTTCCCATAGGCGCTGCCAAAGGTGATTATTTTTTAAGAACAGATTTTTTACCCAATAGATTGTTTAGATATGATGGCACACGTTGGGTTAAAATGGAAGACGCTGTGCGTATGACGTTGACCAACACTGACACTAGAAACACACAAAAAACAGGATTTATTAACAACACAAACACAACCACAGTGGCAGGACAAACCATAGATCAAAGACAAAGTTTATCACAAGCACTGAAACCTAAAGCGGACAATTAAAAATGCAGTTTTTTTACGACGGACAAATACGTAGATACATCACTCAAATTGTGAGATTAATGAGTAATTTTTCTTACAAAGATGGCAAAGGTCAATTGAAAACAATACCAGTAATGTATGGTGATATCACTAGACAAGTGGCACACATTATTAGAGACAATAGTGAAAATAAAATTCCCAGTGCTCCTAGAATGGCAGTGTATGTGACTTCATTAGAAATGGATCGTAGTCGCACAGCCGATGCCACATTTGTAAGTAAATTACATGTGAAAGAAAGAGCTTTTGATGAAAATAATCAAGAATATCTCAATATTCAAGGAGCCAATTACACTGTGGAAAGATTAATGCCTACTCCTTACACATTGGGCATTAATGTGGACATATGGTCAACCAATACAGATCAAAAATTACAAATATTAGAACAAATATTAATGTTATTCAATCCCAGTCTTGAAATACAAACCACAGACAATTATATTGATTGGACCAGTTTAACAGTGTTGGATCTTCAGGGTATAACTTTCAGTTCAAGAGGAATTCCCACAGGCACCGAGAGTGAAATAGATATTGCCACATTACAATTTACCACTCCAATCTTTATCAGTCCACCAACCAAAGTAAAAAAATTAGGAGTGATCACAAAAATTATCACCAGTATTTTTAATGAACAGACTGGCAATATTGATTTGGGTTTGAGTATGCCTGAAATGAAAGCATATTCAGATGAACCCACTGACACTGCTAGAGCAGATATCAACACCACTGCTGATGGTAGTGTAGACACCAGCAAAGTTGTTAGAACTGATGCTGATGCTGTGATAGGAACCACAATCAGTGATTGGGATATTGTGGTATTGAACAGTATTGTTCAGATAGTGGATAAAGGAGTTGTGGGCACAACCAATTGGAGAAAAGTATTAGATGCATATCCAGGAATTTATCAAGCAGGTATCAGTAGAATATTATTGGAAAGATCTGATATGAACACAACTATTTCAGGAACGTTTGCTTTGAACAGTCTTAATGAAAATCAAATAATAGTAAACTGGGATACCGATACTATTCCAACCAACACATTGATCAATGGAGTAACCAACAGAGGCACAGTGGATTACATCGTGGATCCATTGACATATAATCCCACAGCAGCAAAAGTTTCTGGATTAAGATTATTAATTTTAAGTAACATAGGATCAGCCACCAACATCGATGGTGCTGATGCATGGAAAAATTCAAACAGCACTGATTTCGTTGCAGAAGCTAATGATATCATAGAATGGAATGGTACTCAATGGAATATATTGTTTGATGCCAGTGCCAATTCTAATACCGAAGATTCAGCAGTTCAATTGACTTACATTACCAATCTTAACACAGGTGTTCAATACAAATGGGATGGTGCAGCATGGTTATTGAGCTTTGAAGGCGAATATCGCAAAGGAACCTGGAACCTAAGTCTATAGCATAATTATTTGTATGACCAATAAGAAAATAATTGGCTGCGGAGCCTTGTTCTATAATTTGGATACACAAAGATTTTTATTTTTGCATAGAACACAAAGCAAACAATCCAATGTGTGGGGATTGGTGGGAGGAAAAAATATTGAAAGTGAAACTCCATGGGAATCTCTCAAAAGAGAAATCAGTGAAGAAATTGGCACCGTAAATATTGTTAAAACTATACCTTTGGAAACGTTTGTCAGCAATGATGAAAACTTTTTATATCATACCTATCTGTGTGTGGTAAAAAATGAGTTTATTCCCAAACTCAATGAAGAACATGATGGCTATGCTTGGGTGCAGTTTGGCAAATGGCCTAAACCTTTGCATCAAGGGTTGAGAAACACACTTCAAAACAAAATCAATCAAATGAAACTGGAAACAGTTTTTAAGATGTTGAAATTTCTATAATGATCAAAATAATAGGTGACATAATGCTGGATCGTTGGATCGTGGGCACTGCTGATCGCATGTCGCCTGAAGCACCTATTCCTATTTTATTAGAACAAAATCAAAAAGTTTCTCCAGGAGGTGCTGCTAATTTAGCAGTGAATGTGGCATCCATTTACAATGATGTACAATTGTATGGAGCAGTGGGCAAAGACAATGATGGATATGGACTGGTTAATTTATTAAAAAATAGTAATGTATTTTTATCCATAGCAGAAGATGCTGCTATTACCACAACAAAAATAAGATTGGTTGAACAAAGAGGTCAACATATATTGCGTTGGGATAGAGAAAAACAATACACCAAAGATAGTTGTTTGTCTCAACTATTGTTCTCTCTCACAGAAAAAAGTATGGTATTGGTGAGTGATTATGCCAAAGGAGTTATCAAATCGCACACAGTAAAAAACATTTTAGAAAAAACCAAATGGGTATTGGTAGATCCCAAACAAAGTGCTGATTATTATGATGGAGCATTTTTAGTTAAACCCAACATGAAAGAATATGAATCATGGAATGGCGTGTTTGATAAAGATTCGGCTATGAAATTTGCTCAAATACATGCTTGGCAATGGCTGGTGATCACCGATGGGGCCAAAGGTATCCATATTATTTCTAAAGAAGGATCATACTCACATGTGAAAGAACCTGTGAGAGAAGTGGCAGATGTTACCGGAGCAGGCGACACTGTGTTGGCCGTGATAGCATATGGTATCAAACGAGGCATGACTGTGCCACGTGCTTGTGAATTGGCATGCTATGCTGCAGCAAGAAATGTGGAAAAATTTGGAGTAGTGCCTGTTTCCAAAGAAGATTTAAACAAAGGCATAGTGTGGACCAATGGAGTGTTTGATATATTACACACGGGACATTTGGAATTATTAAAGTTTGCTAGAAATCAAGGTAAAAAATTAATAGTGGGCATCAATGATGATGCCAGTGTGCGTAGATTAAAAGGTGAAGGCAGACCGGTTAATGATTATGCCACAAGAAAACGTCAATTAGAAATGTTGCCTTGGGTGGACGAAGTGGTAGTTTTCACAGAAGATACTCCGCAAAGAATCATAGAAGAAATCAAACCAGACATTATTGTTAAAGGTGGAGATTACACAGTGGCTACTACTGTGGGCAATGAGTTAGCACAAGTAATCATATTTCCCACAGTGGAAGGATTTTCCACCACAAAAATTATAGATAGATTACAATCATGAAAATATTAATCACAGGACACAAAGGATTCATAGGTCAAAATCTGTTCAAATATCTTGTGAACAAAGGACACACAGTGGAAGGATATGATTATATTCATAATGTGTTGCCAGATCCATCCAATTATGATCAAGTAATACATTTGGGTGCTATCAGCAGCACCACTGAAACGGATGTGGAAAAAATAATGACTCAAAATTTTGAATTTAGTTGTAAACTATTATATTTGTGTGAAAATATGGGAGTTAATTTTCAATATGCCAGTTCTGCCAGTGTGTATGGTAACACTAAAAATTTTAAAGAAGATGCTGCTATGTCTCCACAAAGTGCTTATGCTTGGAGCAAATTTTTATTTGATAGAGTAATAAAATCCAACACATATAAAATTACAGTGCAGGGTTTTAGATATTTTAATGTGTATGGAACTCATGAAGATCACAAAGGTGATCAAGCATCTCCTGTGACAAAATTTATTCAACAAGCTAAAAAAACAGGCATAATCAAAATATTTAAAAACAGTGAAAATTATCTTAGAGATTTTGTGTGTGTTACGGATGTTTGCAAAGTGCATGAACAAATGCTTGCCAAAAATATCAGTGGTATTTTTAATGTGGGCACAGGAACACCCACAAGTTTTGCTGCAGTGGCAGAAATGATAGCCAAAAAATACAAAGCTGACATTCAATTAATACCCATGCCAGATCAATTAAAAACTCAATATCAAAGTTACACCTGTTCGAACAATAATCTTTTAAATAGTTGTGTAACAATCAAATTCAAAACCATAAAAGATTATTTGAGCAGCATAAATGATTAACAAAGAAGGTAAAGTAGACAAAGGTTGGGGCTACGAAATTATTTGGGCCAGCAATGAATTGTATTGTGGCAAGATCATGTGTTTCACACGCAAAGGAGCCAAATTCAGCATGCATTTTCACAAAAACAAAGATGAAAGTTGGTTTGTGAATGAAGGCACATTTAGATTGCGTTGGTTGGACACACAAACTGCCACACTGTTGGAAAAAGATTTAAAAGTAGGCGACACTTGGAGAAATCCTCCTTTAACTCCGCATCAATTGGAGTGTCTCAGTGATTTTGGCAGTGTGACCGAAGTCAGCACAGCTGATGATCCCAATGATAATTACAGAATAATCAGAGGTGACAGTCAATCCAAAGAAATAATCCCACCAAAAACTGTTGAAAAATAATTAAGCCTGAGCTTCACCCCAACGCAATATCACAGAACCTGTCACTGCTGCGCCAGTGACTTTGTAAATATTGATGGCCAACACGTCTGGACCATTGGGGAAAGTACCTCTACCACCAATTGCAGTGGTGGTTAATTCTTTTAATTGTGATAGATTCAATGCGTTCAATGAACCTGGTTGACACAAGAATGAGAACACCTGTTCGCCTGGTATTGCATATTGTTCTGCTCCAAATTGGAAAGTAACTGTGGCGGCAGCTGCCACAGAAGAAGTCAAAGTTTGAGTGAATGTGGCTCTGATCACAGTGGTGGTGCTCAATCTTCTAGTGGTCACTGCACTGACTGCTGATCCTGCAGGAAACTGTGTAAAGCTGGTGGCCACACGTGTGCCCACAGTGGATCCTGAGTTATTCCAAGTGGCCTGTGTAAAAAATAAAAAGTTACCTGCATAGTTTGCTGCTGTACCAGCTGCTGTCACTGTGGTTGAAGTGTTAGTGTTCACGGCCTGAGTGGCATTGGCTCCTGAACTCATAATCACACGTGTGTAAGCTACACCACCCACTGTGGCATAATTGGTGGTTATGCTTTGAATTGTTTGACTACCTGTTACAAAACTTGCCACGCTGAGTACATCTCCCACTGCAAGATTTACACTGGTATTGTCTGCATTGGTCACTAAGAAATCTGTTCTTCCACTTTGGAAGGCACTGGCATAACCAATTGATATACTGTTGCTGATGGTGGTGGTTATGTTGCTGCTGGCAGGACTGCTTGAATTAGCATTCGCACTCATCACTATTCTTGTGTAGATTGTTCCCAAATAAGCTCTAGTGATTGTGGAAATACTGCGTCCAGACACATACGGAGCTGCACTGATGGTATCACCCACTCTCAATGGTGTAGAAGTCAAACTGTCGTATTGTGTGTTGGTTATGTAAAAATCATTGGTGGTGCTTAAGAAGGCACTGGTTCTTCCAGAAATACCAGTGGGTATTGCAATAGCAGTAAGGTTTTGATTCACTGTGGTAAATCCTCTTGCTAAAATTGTGGCAGTCAATGCACCCTGCACAGTAGCAGTGGTGGTAAAAGCACCTGTACCCCAGTTGATAGAACCTCCCAGTGCTATCTGTGCAAAACTTGGTTGTCCTCCTGCTGCTGAACTGTTCAGTGTGGTCCAAGTGATGCTGGCTGGATTGGTGGGATAATTTTTAGGATTCAACACTCCTTCGATAACCACAGTGCCTGTGCCTGTGTCGGTAGTGATTGCAATCTCATTCAGTAATAATTGTGCTCTATTCAATAGATCTCTTTCTCCTAAATCACCTACCAAAGCATTGGACACTGATGGAGCTAATCTTATCATAAATGCAGTTTGTTTGGCTGTGGTTATGCTTAATCCTGTGGAAGCATAGTTAAAAATATATCCTCGGTCTTCATCAAACATTCCATCCGTTAACAACGCTGATCCCCAGTGACTAATTGTTGGAGTAGCTGTACAACTCATCAGCACAACTCCAGCATTAACACTGTGAGTTGATGCAGAACTACCTGTGAACAATCTGTTAGTTCCTGCAGTGAAAGCACTGTATGTGGCTGCTCTAGTACAGTCCGTCAAAGTATTTCCAGACTTACCATTATAACTTATGACTTCATTATCAATGTACACTGTGCCGTTGGTAGGAAATCTACTGGCATCAGTTAATGATATTGTGGTTTGAGTTGAATCCATGGCTGCTGATAATTTGCTTATGGCGCTTCTGTTTTCAACTTCGTAACGCACAGGCAAGTTTGCAGTTCTCATATATGCTTCGGTGTTGACGTTTGAGTTTCTCACTTTGTGTAAGAACACAAATCTACCATCAGCTCCTCGCAACATCCATTCTACAAATCCCGCTGCATACCATGAATACTGCATACCTAACATCTGCATTCGCCAAGGCAGAATGTCATATCCGCTAGGACCTTGACCATCCAATGTGTCAAGATTCCAATCTCTTTGAGGAATGTATAATTCTTCTGTCACACAAATTCTTGCTCCTGTGATGTTGCTGGCACCTCTCCAGTCTGGAGCAACTGTCATAGAAGTTTGAGAATTTAAACCGGTCACAATGTGACTCATTCCTCTAATTACAATTTTATCTCCTACTTTTAATTGATCTAAAAATCTTGTGCCAGTACCTGAAATCAAATTACTGTCAGTGTTAACAGATGCTGTACCAGCTAATTGATTTGTGCTGCTTCTACGAACCACAGCCATCTCTTGACCATCATACTGATAAAATAATCCATTCTGTTCATCAAATGCACCTATTCTCACAGTTGAACCGTGCCATCTTTTTATGATAACTTTGCAGTCATTGCCTAATTCAGCTGATAGTGTTGTTAAAACTACTGCGTTTCTTACTCTAAAACTACGAGCATCAACAATTGTTTCAACGGTATACTCACCGTTGTATTCAAATGATACACAACCAATTATTTCCACCACGGCTCCTGCTTGTAATCCATGATCTGTATCATCAGTGGTAAATGTGATAATACTGTTCACTGTGGTATCTGTGGCAGTGGCTGATGCCAAGTTGTAACTTGGTGCAAATAAACCCCCTGTGGTATACATGATACCTTTTCCTGATTGATATCTGATATATTTTTTACTTTGACGTATGGCTTGTGCACCATGACTTGGATTTCCTGTGCCCAATTGTACCCCACCGTCAAATGGTCTGTGTACAAAGAATGAATCTGGTCTGGCATACACAACACCTGTGATGGCCGAAGTTGATGTGTCCACAGAACCTGTGGTTCTAGCTGTGAATCTTATAGAGGTAGGAGAAGGCACTGAAGCTATCACATGAGGTCCTGTGCCCAATTGATGATTGGCTGATGTCAAATTAATTTCTAAAGCATTGGTAGAATTGTCCACCAATACAAATCTTCCAAAACCTTGACCCGTAAAATAGGTGTAAGTCAAATCTCTATAAGCTGAGCTGGCAGCTAGTGTTCTAGTTGTGAATGATCCAGTTTCTGCAGTGAATGTAGTAAGAGCATTGGTAGAACCATCTGCCACCACTAAGAAAACATCATCTCCATATTCCACATCACACCAGTTGTCACCAGAAGGTAGAGTGATTGCAGTCCATGTAACTCCGCTGGTGGATACAGCAGCACTGGTACTGCCTGACGCCACCGCAAAAAATCTATTATTACCATAGGCTATACCGCTCCAGTTTACTGATGCAGGCAAAGCTCCTCCTGCTATCCAGCTCAATCCATTGTCTGCTGAATATGCATTGTTGGTTCCACCGCTGGCGATTGCCACAAAATAAGTGCTGGTTCCAACCAAACCTGATGCTATTTTGGTCCAAGTGGTGCTGGTGGGCAATGCACCTCCAGCTACCCAAGTTGTTCCATTTGTAGAATAAGCTGTAGCAGTTCCTCCACTGGCTATTGCTATAAAAACTCCATTACCAAAGGTCACATCTATCCAGTTGGCTGATGAGGGCAGTGTAGCTGCAGTCCAAGTGACTCCACCATTGGTGGAATAAGCAGCAACATCAGAACCTGAAGTGCTGACTACTACCCATGTGTCAGTGGCACCCACTGTTCCTGCTGTGATAGAACTCCATGCAGCAGAGCTAGGCAGTGCTCCACCAGCTGACCAAGTTTGACCTGTGGTAGAACGTTGAGTGGCTGTGGCACTGGCTCTCACAGCAACAAATACTCCATTGAATCCTTTCACGTCCCAGTTACCGCTGCCTGTGAGCGTTCTATTTGTGGATGCCAATGTGGGAGCAGGCAATGATGTTACTTGCGTAAGAATTGTTGTGCCAGGCATTAAACCGTGTGCTGAAGAAAAATCCACTTGGAAAGTGGCTATGGCACCAGCATTTAAAAATGTAAGTGCTGGAATAGAACCTATCAAAGCATCACTCAAACCAAGAGTACTATAAACAGTTAAGGTATCACCAGAGATAGGTGTGCCTGCAATGGTGCCTGAAGTGATAGCTCCAGATCCGCTGATAGATGTGACAGTGATTGTGGCATTGTTGGTGGGGGCAACTCCATCTAGAGCTGTGCCTGCCACAGTGATTCTGTTTCCAATTTCATAATTGGATCCTGGAATAATTGTTGTGAATGAATATGTGCCATTGGTTCTAGTCACATCAAATGTAGCACCAGCACCTGCATGAGCAATGTTGGTGGTTGATACACCATTGTATGTGGCATTACCAGTGACTCCAACAGGAGTGCCACTCACTGTGAAAGTTAAAACTTCTCCCCCCACATCCACCGATTGTATGATAACCACAATGTCGTTGGCAGGTGAAGCACCACCAAAACTTGTGCCTGGAAATGTGACCTGTTCTGTGACTATGTAACCTGATCCGATGGCGTTTTTAACTATGCTGGTGTATGCACCTGTGCCTCCTTGTCTCACTACATCAAGACTGAAACCACTTCCACCACCAGTGGTTGCACTTTGAAGCACACCTGTGTATGTGGCTCCACCTGTTATTGAAGTACCTGTGTATGAGAAAGAATTGATTGCACTGCCTGACACCGAAGTGATCAGTACAGTCACATCATTGAGCGGTGAAGCACCACCTAAATTTGTACCTAATATTTTAATTTTGTCACCTTGAAAATAACCTGTACCTGCACCACCACCTGCCAATGTCACGGTATAAGTGCCTGCTGATCGAGACACATCAAAACTTGCTGCTGATCCAGCTGGCGCTACCAATGTGCCTGATACACTGCTGTTGGTATTGTCACGACCTTTGTAGGCAGTGCCCAATGTTGAAGACATGCTTAAAGTGTTGCCCACTATTGTAACAATAGCATTGGCCGATCCACCAGAGTCTATGGCCATTCCTGATTGTATGCCTACCAAACTCACCACGTCTATTGAGGTATCACCAGACAATGCGTTGTTTAATACTGTGGCGCTGACTGTGCCACTGCCAATAACACCTGCTATTGATGTACCAGCAGCTATGGAAGAAGATCCCGTGATGGGTGAACCTACTGCGGGAGTTGTGCCAGTATAAGCCAGTGATGTGGCACCTGAAGAAGCACCCAAAGTCAATTGTACTGGTATTGATGTACCGTTACTGAACAATGAAAAACTTGGTTGTCCTATGGAAGCTCCAGTGAAAAATCCTGCTTGACGTATTTGCACAAATGAAGTGAATAGACTTTGCCCATTGCTTGTTCCCACTCTTGCACTGGCATAGTAGGTAAAAGACACTGCACTGGGTACACTATAAACCAAGAATGATCCTTCTGCTCTGGCAAATCCAGACACAGTTGAAGCTAAACCTTTCACTGTGATAGGAGTACCTGCTGAAAATCCATGAGTACCGTTGGTGGTCACAGTGATCAAAGAACTTCCAAAAGAACCAGTATTCACTGAAGCATCTGTGGTCACAGATATCACAGACAGATCACTGCCTGGAATTTCATATGTGGATGGATACATTCTGATCATACCCAATGCCTGCCATTTGGTTGGCTGTAATCCGTATTCAAAGTCAGCGTCCAACATGGCTTGAGGAGCTGCCACTCTCATTCTTTCAATGGCGTCTGTGCCAAAGTCCCATGGTCTGATAGTTTGACTTTCTACTTCTATGAATATCTGAATGCTAGATGTGCTGGTGAGTGTGCTGGTATCAGCACTCAAATCTATTGTGGTGATTGTGTCGGTTTTTTGTGACCAAGTTTTAAAATCCACATCAGTCAATAAATTTCCGTCTCCACTGCTGCGTCCTTGTTTGTAACTGATTGAAATTGTGTTGGCCGGATCAGCAAAGTTGTACAATACCACTCCATTGTCTGTGTCTGTTATCAACAATATGTCTGACACATCGTATTGACCCAACAATCTTAAAGAACTGACTCCTGGTATTTTTGTAGGCATGGCTGAAATGCCTGAAGAAATCACTGATCTGAATATGTTCCACAATGTGGTATTCTGTGAAGCAGCATCACTTTCTGCAATGATACTTGTGTTTATTACTTGAGGTGTGGTGTTGCCGTATGTGACCGGATTTTGAACATTTTCAAAAATATAATCATTAATGATGTCTCTCAAATATGCCTGACCAGTGATTTCTGGTGTGACGTCTCCTCTGATTTGAGGTTCACCGTCAATCCAAAAATAATCTGCCACCTGTCTACTTTTGACATTGCCTCCATATTTCACATCATGCACCACAGCATCAATAAAGTAACCCACGTCTCTGGTACATTTTTGTGAAGCATAAGTGTATCCTGTGTACGCTGATGAAATTGATCCTGCCACTGTTTGAGATCCAGTCTGTGTGCTGGCAAAACTCACAGTGGTAGTGGTGCAGGCAGTCACAGTTTTTGTGCCGTTATAACCTGATGGTGAAACACCTGAAACTGTGATGGTTTGTCCCACTATGTATGGTGGATATGTTTTGGTAGCAAAAGTAAGAGTGGCTGTGGTTCCATTACCAGCTGCTGCTGTGGTGGTGATTGATCCCACTGATATACTGTAATTTATAAATGCTACAACTTGATTTTGTAAATGATTTTTGTTCAGCAACAATAGCTGTGATGCAAAAGGATATAGGCCATCATCCTTGCTGATGCCTGGTTCAAATATGTATTTTTTAATCTGCTTTTTAGCCATTGTTTATTTTGTAGTTAGACATTGTATTTACCTATGCTCCAAAAGCCACAGCCAACGCTATGGCAGTTCGATCCACATAGTCTTTTCTAGTGATATCTGCTGCTACAGTGGGGGTATTTGCCACAGTGGCCGCAACAAAAGAAGCCGAAGAGGCAGATGTTGAAGTAAAAGCAGCTGAGCTGGGAGTGGTAGCTCCTATGGTGGTATTATTGATTGTGGTGTTCTGCACGGGCACATTTGAACCAGTAGCATCAATTCTTCCTACTTCTGTGCTTTGACCTTGTGTTTTAAAAATCACATCACCCAAAGGTTCTATTTCAAGATTTGTGATGGTACTGCCATCATTCACAGTGGTTATAAAAGATGTGATTAATGTGGCATTGGTCTGAATATCACTTTGCACCAATAAACTGCCAGAAGAAGACAAATTTTGATTAACATTTAAATCTCCGTACACATTTAAATTTTGTCCTATTGATGCATTTTCATCCACTATTAAATTTTTTTCAATGCCTACTCCACCAGCAACTGTCAATGCTGCCAAACTGGAATTAGTTGCTGCTGTGGAATCAGTGATAGCAATTGTGTTATTGAACACACTTTCACCGTCTATGCTTAATGTTCCTGTGATTATGATATTGGATACTGTGGTATTGCCACTGATTAATGAATTTACTTGAGTATTTCCCAAAGCATCCACACTGAAAGCTGGGCTTTGAAAACCATATAAAGATACAAGTGGATTATTTGTGACTGGCATATACCCTCAATTCTAGTGTATTTATCTGTGCTATGGTATTAATTTAGCGAGTGACAGGATTTATAGATTCAAAATAAGTGGCTTGAAAAGTTAATTTTGAATTTTGATATGTGGAAGAAGACACAGATGCTTTGAAATCAATATAAGAATCATTAACAACAGCAGATAAATCCACCAAAGGATTGCCTAGATTGGCTCTGCCGTATATGGTCACTGTGGCCAAACTAGGACCACCCACCAACAAACATCTTAAAATTTCTTTGTTGTCAGTGTCGAAGTCAACAAAAATAGTGTATTCAGCAGCTGAAATTGAAGTGAACTGCCATCTATCAATCAAGGTGTTGGTTTGAATCACAGTGAACTGTGATCCCACAGAAAAATTTAACCCATTTTTTAAAAGTAGGGTATTTTTAACACCTTTACCAAACAATTGATTCACGTCGAACATGCGTGTATTTACCTGTTATTTTTTATTCTTTTTGTAGCCGTTTTTGATCATGCTGTTCACACTCTGCACAATTCTATTCTCCACATCTTTTTCCATTTTCATAGCGTCTTCATTGGCTCTGTCAGCATATTCATCCATGGTGATACGAATGGGACTGTAGATTCTGCTGTCTTTGTTCATGTCAATGATATCAAATTTATTATTGTCTGGATAAGAAACATTCATGGGAAAAGTGGAACCAAACACCACTGTGGCTGTTTTGTCAAAGGCATTGGCCAGATGTTGTCCCAAACTATCACAACCTAAAAAATGATCACACATTTTGATCACAGCAGACCATATTCTTATATGTATGTTTTGAGGCACTGCCACTGGAAAATTTATCTGATGTTTGTTGAGATCTATGGGAAATTCTGACATCAACATCACAGCATGTTGTTTGCCCAACTGTCTGATTAAATTCATAATATTTTCTAATTCAAAACTTCTACCGCTCACATCCACAAAACTATCATTGTCTTTTTTAGATACTCTTCCAAAAGGTTGAAACACAACCAGTTTTTCTTTTTTGGTGGTTTCTTTGATTTCTTTTATCATCTGTCTTGCCATTATGAGTTCTTCTTTGGAAAGATAAATTTTAGGTTTTTCCAAAGTACGCAAGCCTTTGTTATTGATTTCTATATCATATGCTTGAGCAATATTACATTTTTGATTGTAATATTCCCATACTCTGTATGGTTCAGGAGTTACCAACTGTCTATCTTTTAAGTATTCATTGAATAAATTTTTATGCCAAACATCATAAGCTCTAAAGTGTAGTTTAGGATGACCTTTGTAAAAATCAGTGCCGCCTTCACACACAATGATAAAATCATCATTGGGATTATCATTGGCGTAATTTTCCAGTGCTGGCACAGAACACAGCGTTCTTCCTGCCCCACCGTTGATAAAAAATGCTTTGTTCATATTAATTAGGAACGTGTATTAATTTTTTGTATTCGGGTAGATAAAGATATTCTATTTTAGAATTTTTAAGAGTTCGCACAGCATCTTCTAAAGTTTCTACCAAAGGTTCACCACCAAGATTGAAGGAAGTATTAAAAATTATTGGGATACCAGTTTTTTTGTAGAACGTTTTTATTAAATTGTAATAATTTTCATTTTGTTCTTTGGTAACTGTTTGTATTCTGCAAGTACCATCCACATGAATTATGGCTGGAATTTTTTCATGCACACCTTCTTTACAGTTCACAGCATACATCATGTGTGGTGATTCATCCATGCCTCTCAAATCAAACCAATCATGCACGTGTTCTTTGAGTATTGTTCCAGCAAAAGGTCTGAAATATTCTCTATTTTTAACTGTGTTAACAAAATCTTTGCCATCTTTAAAAGTTGGATCAAACAATAATGATCTGTTTCCCAAAGCTCTTGGACCATTTTCAGATCTGCCTTGGAACACAGCCACAATATTTTTTTTGGTCAGTAGTTCAGTGATTTCAATATCGTTGGCATCTTTCAATGTGATGGATTTATCATCACACAAAGATTCTATTTCTTTGATGCTGTATTTTCTATCTGGTCCTAGATAAAGAGTATTTTGTGTTTGAGGATTTTTGTTGGCAGATATTTGATGATAGAACAACAGTGCTGCTCCCATAGCTGTGCCAGCATCATTGGACACTGGTTCCACATACAATTCTATTCCATCTTTGTGTAAATGTTCCAAATATGAATAATTGGCCACACAGTTTAAGCCATATCCTCCAGATATAACCACTTTTTTCTTTTTGCTCATTTCCACAGCTTTGTAAATTAATTTTAAAACTTGTGCTTGTGTTTCCATCTGACAAGCGTATGCCATATCTCTACGATTTTGTAATTTGGTCACATCATCATAATGACTGTCTATGGGATCTTCTAAAAATTCAAACAGTTGTGCGTTCACCAAAGCAGCATTAGGATAGGTTGGTAAAAATAAATTTCTATTGGACAATGGAACCAAACTGTTGTTTTCAAACAGTTTAGGAATTTTGTCGTTGGGTTTGCCATAAGGAAATAATCCCATGGTCTTGCCTGCTTCAATGGGCATGAATCCACAGTATTGAGTCACTGCTTCATAAACTTTCACAATGCCAGCTCTATCACTGAACACAGCTTCATGAGTCTTGCCGGCTTCGTCTGTGATCTCTGATGGAAAATTTTTTAACACAGCACCAAGCACAGGATCTCTGGTGCCGTAATGTTTGTACAATGATTTAAAATCTGCTGGATAAGCACAATCAATTATGGATTCCACTTCCCATACTGTGGTAGGTCCTTGCACGTTATTGTTGATTCCAATAAAAGTACCAGCGCCATCCACTATCAAACTCACAGCACTGTCAAAGCCGCTGCGATAAAATGCACAAGCAGCATGCAATTTGTGATGTATGTGACTGAAATCAATCACCTGAGGATGATTGTGTGAATCAGCTTGTCTATCAATCAATCCTAGTTTTCTAGCCAATCCTGTATATACATCATCTCCTGAAAAATCCACTTTGCCTGCAGTATCTTTGAGTTTTTGTGTGTGAGCAACCACTAGATAATCTATCTTATCAGTGTGTTTGAGTATTTCTACCATGCTGGCAAAAGGCCCGCCATCATATTTTTGCCTGCTTAATCTTTCTTCTTCAATGGAAAAAATAATTTTTCCATCTTTTAATAAACACACTCCTGCATTGTGTCCTCTAGCGATAGCAGCTATGTATCCTGAAAGTTTTTTAGTCATTTTTATTTCTTCCCATGATACCATTCACAATAAAATCTTCAATTTGTTCATTCATAGTCATCAGTAATTCGTTTTTTCTAGTGATTCTTTCATCCATAGTAATCCTTATGGGATCATATTCTCTATCAATTTCACCCATGTCCATTATGTTAAAATATTCACAATCAGGATAACTGGTATTGATGGGATATGTAGGACCCAATACCACAGTGGTGGGAGTTTCCATGGCATAAGCCAAGTGTTGTCCCACACTGTCACAACCAAAGAAATGATCAGCGTGTTTGATCACTGAAGCCCATTGTCTTAGATTTAATCCCTCAGGAAATGCCACTTCGTCAGTGTATTTTTGATCTTTTAAATCTAAACCAAACTCAGACATTAAAATTACAGCAAAATTTTCTTTTTGTAATTTTCTTATGAAATTTTTAATGCTTTTGTATTCTATACTGCGACCTGTTTTATCTATAAATGTATTGTCAATGTGTTCTATGCCTCTGCCAAATGGTTGAAAAATAATGGTCTTTTCTTTTTTAATTTTTGATTTAATATCATCGATTATTTTTTTACCTTGAATAATTTCTTCTTTGCTTAAAATCACTGTGGGTTTGGATAATTTTCTAACTCCTTTGTTGTTGATTAAAATATCAAACGCTTGAGATAGATTGCACTTTTGATTGTAATATTCCCACACTCTATAAGGTTCTAAACTGACAATGTCTCTGGATTGTAATTTGGAATGAAATAAATTTTTATGAAAAATATCAAAAGTTTTTTGATCCAATATAGGATGACCTTTTAGGATATCCACTGCACCTTCGCAGATTACCAAAAAATCTTTGTCTCCAGATTCTTCAGCATATTTTTCCAATGCTGGAATAGCACAGAGTATTCTGCCAATGCCGCCGTTTAAAAAAAATGCTTTGGATCTATTCATATATTAATACTGTCTGTCACACAGTATTATATATCAACAGTTTTTTTTGAATGAATTATTCTTGATTGTTAGTATTGTGGTACTTCGTGTTTGAATGGAATTTTCCAATGTTTAACATTGGCATATTTGGTAGGAACATTCTGCAACCAAGTTTTGTAAGTTTCTAGTTTAGCTTTGTTGGCATCAGTCAAGTTTGTATTGTTGGCCAAAGCATTTGTGATTGCATTGATTTGAACATTCAAACTGGCTAAAAAACTTTCTCTGGTTAAAGCATGCACTCTAAATCTTGGTCTAACCCATGCTCCGCTCACAAATTTTAAATCCAATCCCATGTACTGTTGACCAATCATGCCTCGATTATCTTCCCATACATAGTTCCAAGTTTCTGGATCTCCGTTATCATCCACGGTGCCCAAATCTTCAGAATAATCTTCCACCACACCTGTGTCATACATGCCTGTCATGTATGCTGCTTCAAATGGGTTCACTGTGCCGTCTATCACTGTGTATGTTTTTCCTGGTTCTTTGGCATAACCTTCAAAAGAGGTCATCTCATTGAGATCATCTGTGCCAAACACCACTTTTTCAGCATAACCAGTTGCAGTATCAATCTGTACTTTGATGTATTTTGGTCCAGTGTAAGTGGCCGGATGTGTTTTGTTCAATGCAGTGGTATCCACGTAGGGTTCATCTGCCAATACAATATTAAAATTTTTGGTTATCATATTTTTTGTTCCTCAATGCTATTTAGTATATTTATCATAATATTTTATTAACTTGCTATAAATCTGATACGCATGCCACCCCAACCGCCTCTGATTCCGTGATCTCTCACATCTGGACATGCTTGTGGAGGTAATCCGCCAGCACCAATGGGTAAGAATGGTGAACATCCTTGCATTTCATAACATCCGCAGCTTCTGTCTGATCTCCAACAATAACTGTTGAATGAACCTCTGATAGGTTGTTTGTTCATCCCAGCCAATGCTGAAAAATATGGAGGCAATTGCGATCCTGACATGCCTGATGTGTGTATTCCACCGTCAGTGGTGTTGAATGTGACTCTTGAACCTCTTTCTGAAAACATATAAGCAGGCAGTGGAGCATGATGATAGAATTGACATGGACATGTGGGTTGACAGCCCAAGAATGAAGAGCATCCAATAATACCGCAACAGTTGATGTCTCCTCCATAGGCCAATGCTTCCCAAGCGCCTGAACAATGATTACAAATTATACCGCAGTTGTCATTGATAGGTCCAAAGTAACAAAATCCTTGGTTAACAAAGCAACAGAACATGCTGGTGCCGGTACTGCACATAGATATACCACCTTTGCCGCCTCTAGCACACATACATCCATTAGAAGTACTGCTGGTCCAACACACTGTGCTGGGATCACCGCAACCTTGAAAACATAAACTGTGAGAATAAGGAGGGAATCCCACACAACCACACACAAAGTTGGCTGTGGTCACACTGATAGATTTTCTAGAATATCCTCCAGCATTGCCTGGCAGTCCTGAACCGCAACAACACATACGAGCACCTGGACCTCCTGCACCCCATATTTCTATGATGGCACAACCATTGGCAGGTGGTTTCCAACAGAAACCATTACAGAATTGAGTGTAAAATGTTCCTGGGCTAAAAGCGTAAATCACGCCTTGTTCTAAATTATTCTCAGTGATCTCATAGGTCACTTTGCTGCTTAATATACTTTTTAATCCTGGCATTAGTTTAACCCCAATATTCCTGTTCCTGTGTATTTAATCCTTATGATACCGTGACCTCCACGATAAGCATGATCTCTCACATCCGGACATGGATGCGGAGGTGGTCCACCATGAGCTGGTGGCACAAATGTCAAACATCCGTTCATGTTGTAACATCCGCAATATCTGTTTCCAGTCCAACAAGCACTGTAGTGTCCGCCGTGTGTGGGATTTCTACTGGCCAATCCCAAAGTATGAATATATCCATAAACTGATCCACCGCTCCAGTTGTAAGCTCCATTGTCTGTGTCATTGGTATAAGTGATCCATGCTCCACAATCTGCATATTGTTTGGGTGGAGTTCTCATGTGATACCAGAATGCACAAGGACAACTTGGGAGGCAACCAAAGAAACTCACACAGCTGAATCCTCCAGCTATGTTGCAGTCTCCACCAAACGCTTGAGCTTGGTGAATGGCACAACCTGGTCCTCTGTAATTGCACACTATACCGCAGTTGTCGCCAGCACATCTGGTGGTACAAAAACCATTGGCTAAAAAACAACAGTAAGCAGAAGGTGTGGTTGAACAATAACTGAATCCGCCTTGACCTCCTTCAGCACACATACAACCTGTGGTACCATTGCCTTGCCAACAGATTCCTGTGCTTTCTGATCTGCCTCTGTAACATAAATCGTCTGAGTTACCGCAGGATAGTCCCACGTTGCCTCTGATACAACAACCCACTGTGACTGAAACTGTTTTGCTTGAATAAGCTCCTGGATTGCCTGGTAATCCGTATCCACAACAGCACATTTTTGCTCCAGATCCACCAGCACCCCAAATTTCAATCACTGCTGTGCCTGTGCCTGGTGATCTCCAACAAACTCCGCAACAGAAGTTGGTTCCAACTCCAGTGCCTGGATTGTATACCCAAATACGTCCTTCTTCAAGATTTTGTTCTAATCCTGACAATTGAAAATCTAATCTTGTTTCTAATACTGATCTAAGTGTTGGCATATTTTAATCCTGTATCCATTTGATTCTGATTGCTCCGTTACCACCTCTGCTGGCATGATCTCTCACTCCTGGACATGGATGTGGTCCTGGTGCTGGAAATCCTGGTGGATATAACATTTGACAACCTTCATTTTCATAACATCCGCAGTTGCCTGAAAATCCCCAACAAGTGGCAAATTGAATTCCCATCTGTGGCCATCTACTGGCTGCTGCCAATGCATTCACATACTGACCTCGGCCTTGACCTGACCAGTTGGCAAAACCATTACTGTCATCATGATTGAAGCTGGCGACCACACCACATTTGGAAAAATATCCTGGAGGACCTTGCATGTGAAAATGCGTTGAACAAGGACAAGATGATCCTGAATCTCCTAAAAAACTCACACAACTGAATCCACCTGCACAGTTGATTGTTCCACCGTATGCTTGAGCACACCATCCACCTGAACAACATTTGTTACAAATAATTCCGCAGTTACCATTCACACCCAAAGTGTGATAAAATCCACCTGCCACAAAACAACAGTAAGCATTGGTACCTGTGCTGCAATAAGAAATTCCACCTCTACCACCTTGAGCACACATACATCCTTGACCAGTGGCTGTTCCATTGGGATAGTAAGTTACACCTGTGGGATCTGAACAACCTCTGAAACACAGTGCTGAAGAGTTGTTGCAGGCCATACCTATCTGGCCACAGATGTATCCGCAACAAGTTAATGACACAGTTCTTCTTGAATAAGCTCCTGGATTGCCTGGAGTACCAAATCCACAGCAACACATCTGTGCTGATGAACCACCAGCACCCCAAATTTCTACTATGGCTGTGCCTGATCTGCAAGGTTTAAAACAGATACCGTGATAGAAAGCATCAAAGTTAGGACCACTCTGATACATGTAAATTTGTCCAGACTCAATATTGGTCTCTGTAACTTGTGGAAAGTTATTGTTTTTTGTTGGTATAAGACTTTTTAAACTTGCCATACTTTCAAATCCATCAATGTTTCGATAATTGCTGAGTATAATTTTTTAATTACACTGCGGCAACTACCCAACCGTATGATACACCTGTGTAAATCAAAGTTACAATTGCTCCATTCAAGTCAATTGTAAGATTGTCAGCTGCTCCATTGATTAATGCACCATTTCTAGCCACAGTGATGTTGTTGGTTGCTGCAAGAAATCCAACATCTATGATTTGAATGGTATCATTGTTCAATAAACTGGTGCTGAGCGGTAATGTGATTGTGAAAGCTCCAGCGGTGGAGTTTGCCAAAATCCTATCATTTACAACTGCTTGATATGTAGTGCTAACGTCTCTTATGACTACACCAGCGGTACCGGTTGTTGATATGTATCTTCCCATGTTTTAGTCCTTATGTTTGCTTGTATTTATGCTAATCCAATGATTATTACAGTGTTGATGTCTCAATACCGTAAACCACTACACTAGCGTTACCCCCTGATGCGTATGCCACTATTCTTTGGCCTGCTGCTAATACCAAACCAGTTCTTTCTAGAACTCCTTTGGATAGTACTTCCACATCGTATTCAATCCATTCATCCAAACCTGGAGAAGCTGTGGTTGCTATAGCCAATCTAAAAGTTTGAGCTTGATTGCCTCGATTAAGGAAGTTCACAGCAACTACTGCAAACGTATCTGAAGGACAAGTGTATACACTTGTGTTGGCACCTGCTGTTAAATTTGAAGTGCCCAATCTTCCTGTTGCCATTTACTGTTCTCCTTTTTTTAACCTTGTAGGAAGTACCCTAATGCTAATGGGCCTCCGTTAACACCTCTTGTGAAATTCACAGGGGCATCAAAGTTTATTGTTACTCCAGTGGTGGTTTCAATGGTCGAAGCATATATTGTAATTAAACCTGCAGTGATCTGGTTCACGTTCAAACTGCTGGCTCCACCACCGATCTGACTAGCTATATATGTTCTAATCGCTCTTTGGGTGGGCACAATTTGGTCACTGTTGGCTGCCATTGTACCATCTGTTGAGAATTCATTGATAGAAGCACTGGTGCCTCCCAATACTAATTCTCCCAACTGAAGTTCTTGTAATCCTGAAATGTTGAACGCATCAGCATTCAATGTGGCCACACCCGTGCTTTGTTCCACCGAGAATAAATCTCCCACTCGGAAGTTACCATCTTGGTCGGTGCTGGTAAAGAACACACGTCCTCCACCTGATTCCACTGTTTCGTTGTCTGGATCTGGATTTTGTAAAGGTATGCCTGGGTAATTGGTTTCAGTGAAACTACCGGTACCAATGTCCAAGAAATCATGACCTGTCAATCTAATCTGTGAATATCTTATTTTTATTGTGACTGTGCCACCGTGAGCAGGAGCTTCTCCCACTCCTATTTCTGGGCTCACTTGTAATAATGCTGAATAAGGATATCCATTGCCTAAGAAATTTTGCACTGATACCAGTTTGTAATAATTGCCTGGCAATGCACTGAATTCCACATTGGCTCCTGCTTGAGGAATATCTGTTAATCCTTCCACTTGAATGTATTTTCCGCTCTGCTTGCTGTTTCTAAATCCACCAAATTCTGTGACTGTGCCTGCTGATGGTATCCAAGTTCCAAAATCAGTTGTGTCCAATGGAATAGTTCTTGCTGAATCTATATAGATAGAAAATGTGTTTGGAGAAAGCACTGTGATGTAATACCATATACCATTGTTCAATTCGAACATGCCACCCACGCTGGCGAATGTTACCTTGTCACCACTGCTCAACAAGTGAGCTCCCGAAGTGGTTACCACTCCTGGTGAAGCATTTGTTATACCACTTATTGTGGCTTGAGTTCCTGTTTCAGCCACTGTGGTCACTGCTGTCACAAACGCCAAACCTCTGTTGGTAAATGTAGGTTGACCCAAAACTCCGTTGGCTATAAATGTTTCATATGGTGCTTCCACTGTGTTGCTTGGATCCACTATGGTAATGTTGGGAGCAGACACATAGCCTGAACCTGGTTCAATAATTCTGATAGAAGATATTTTTTCAGTGGTGACCACTGCTCTAGCAATAGCTCTGATGCCTGAAGGTGGAGCATCCACAATAATACGTGGAGCATATTCATATTTGGTTGTGCCATCCAACAGTGCTTCACACACTCTCACAGTCATGGTGCCTGTGGCTGTGCTCAATGTCACTGGAGATCCACCTGGTGAAGTGCTGACTTTAAATTTGGTTGCTGTAAGTCCTGAACTCAACACATAATATTGAGTGTATCTGTTGATGTTACCAAATGTGGTGCCATCAAATTGCACTGCTGCTCCACTGTAAAGTCCTGAAGTGGAAGCACAAGTGATTTCATCTGTGGTAACAGTGGTAGCAGTACAAGTGGTATTGACCAAATGATCCCAACCAGCTTTGTGCAGCGTCATCGTGCCTGTGTCATTAGCTGAAATATCAAATGTGGCTCCACCTGGTGATGTGGATATGGTAAATGTAGTTGCAGTGGGTTTGCTCAACACATAGTAGATGGTTGGATTGGTGGCTGTGGTGGTTACTCCACCAAATGCTGTGCCACTGAACATGATTGGCATGTTGACATCCAATGTGCTGCTGTCAGCACAAGTGAATCTATCATTTGATGCTGTGGCAGCTGTGACTGTGAATGATGTGAACGAAGGTCTGGCCACTTTGGTAGCTTTGGTACCTGCGTTGAATCCTACCACATAGCCATATTGACCAGCACCCAATCCTTCAGTGATCCATATCGCTAATCCTGTCAATGAACTGGCCAATGCTGTGTCAGTGTTGGAAATAGTTATGGTTTTATCTGTTCCATTCTGTGCCACGTTGCTGGCTGAACTGTATCCATCACCACCATAGTTGCTCTCAGGAGATGTTACAGTTTCATTCAATCTTATTTCACTCACTCCACCAGTGCGAATAGTAGGAGTAACACCAGTGATGCCAAATCCGTCTCCAGATATTGTGAACACTGCATTGGCACTGTAATCAGTACCAGCATTGGTGTATTCCAGAGCTAAAATTCTGTCGCCATCTGTGAATGTGAATCCCACAGTGGCATCTGTGCTCTTGTTGTCCACTGTGGCAGTGATTGGCGTTTCAGCAACATCTCCACCTTCAGACACTGATCCAAAATCTCCATATGAGTTGTTACCATTGGTGGCTCTTACTTTACCGCCGTTTTCTGCCAGATATCCAATGTGGTTGTAGTACGTGAACACCGAAACCAACTCTGATCTTCCCAAATTGGTCACCCAGAATCCAATACCGTCTGATAAAATTTGTGTGAAATCGTTGGCCACAACGGAGTCATTTCCACCATTGTGTAATGCACCGTCCACTTTTAGTCCCACGCATCCTGTTCCAAATGTTGAAACGTTCTGCACATAAGGTGATTTGTTTTCAATCCAAACAGCTTCGTGTGCTGGTCCCCAACCTGGATCCAATGACACATAGGCTCCTGCTGACGGTCTTCTTGTTCCGTAGCCATTTGGTGTGCCCAATGTACCATTCAACCCTTGCAGTGTGCAGTTTCTCAATCCTGTTCCATTTCTCATGTAGAACATGTCTGATTCTTCGCTGCCTGTCACTGCCACCACATAATATTTGGCTGCTACCAATGATTTGTAGTTTCCAGTGTATATCAAGTCCCAACACACAGCATCAATATATTCTCTCACATCTCTTTCACAAAACGCTCTTAATGTGTCTGTGAAGTAAGTGATAAATGCTCCAGGATTATTTTTTCTGGTGTATTCAACAACTTCTTGTGTTAAAAATTCTTTGTTTTCAATCAATCTCAACACAGCATCTGTGTAACCCACTGCTGTTTCTGGTGTGTTACTACCACTCATGGTAGGCAATGGACTAGAACTGTCACCTATCACGGTGTAATTGATATAATCATAAATGTCTTCCACTATGTTTTGTGCTGCTGTGCCAGCTGGTGCTGAACCTGCTGGAGCATTGGTATCTTGAGCTCCTGCCAGAGCCACTGTGCCAGCTCCCACAGATGTCACTGTGAAAGTTGCTGCTAAACTGGATCCACCCAATAGGCCTGCACCTATAGTGATTGTGTTACCCACTGCATAACCTGATCCTGATGAATTAACTGTCAACACAGTCACAAATCCTGTGGCATTCACTGTGGCATTGAAGGTCGCACCTGTGCCAGCTCCACTGGTAGTGGTAGCCACATTGGTGTATGTGCCTGCTGTTCTGTTGGTATCTTGTGGTGGTAAAGTTGTTCCAGTAACATATCCAGCAGGTGTAGGTGTGATAGCAATGTTTCGTATCACATTGCTGATGATATTTTTTAATCTATTAATAGAGTACAATGTGTAAGGAGTGTCTGATGGATCCACAATTTGCGGAGCAGGTCTAATATTGGTGCTTCTCAATTCATCTCCCACAATTGCTGTGTTTTCTCTCACGCTGATTGGTAAAAATTCTTCGTAGATTCCTGTTTTAACAAAAACGCAATTGTTGGCAATAATTTCACGTGGCACATCATCAATATCACCTGCATTTATAGCATCAATCACTATGTCCATCAAACTTTCTATTAAAGTTTGAGCTGTGAGTTCTTCCACTATTGTGGCATCAATCACTTGAGGTACTGTGCCTTGCAATGCCACATATCCAGTGTCATTGGAAATAGCAGCATCTATCACAGTTTTTGAAAATTCTATAGCAGCACTGGTTTCTGATTCTTCTCCAGGAATGTACAAGCCACTGCCAGTGTAATAGCTGACAGCTGCCAATCTAGTTTTTTCATTGCCGCCGTGACCCAAATCCCAATGCACTGCATCAATAATTTGACCCAAATCTCTTTGACATTTGGTTTGATTGTACAATAATTTCACTGTCATTGTGCCTGAAGCTGTGTTAAGCACCACTTGTGATCCGTTTGGAGTCAAACTCACTTTGAAAGTGGTGGCAGTTTTTCCTGGCAACACATAATAAGTGGTTCCAGTGTTGATATTGCCAAATGTGGTTCCTGTGAATTCTACTTTCATTCCTGTGCGAAGATTAGCAGTGCTGGTGCAAGTGATCACATTTGTTGTGATGGTTGTGTTGGTACAAGTGGTTTGGAAAGTGGCATTGATGTATGCTATGGTTTCTCTCTGAATGAATGCTTTGTTTCTCAACAATAAATTTCTAGATTTTGGATACAATGGACCGTTTTCAATCTGACGACAAGCGTATTGAATGGTTTTCCAAGGTTGATTCAAAGTGGCTCCGTAGTCTGGAGCAGGAGCATCCACTCCTGATGGAGCTACGTACCATACGTTGTTAATTTTTCCAAAGTAACCCCATTCTGGTAAAGTACCTGCTGAATTTACTAAAAGTGTTTGTCCTGAAAGTCCAATGGGCAATCTTACTGGTCCAGAAGGTCCGTAGATTAAAAGATCTCCTTGAGTACTTAGTGCTGTGCTTTCAGCTCCACCAGACAACAATTGCCAGTATGTGCCTGTATCAACACCAGGACCTGGTGGATAATCTGGTTGTGTGATTGTGGCAGGTCCAATATTGTTTGAAGTGTGACCTAAAATACAAATATATGTGTTGTTGGCATTGATAGTTCCTCGAACCACATCACCTTTGTCATACAGAGTGGCATTGGCCCAGTTGCCTTTCCAATAAATTCCTTCGTTGAGTTTATCCCAGTAGGTAGCATTGGGTGGACGATTGCCGGTGCTGTCATCTATACAAATATAAGTGAAACCTCCCACACGTACCACATCGCCTGTTTTGTAAGCAGTGGCATTGTTGTAGTCACCTTGAAGATTGAATCCTGTGATGAATAAATCCCAATCAGTTCCTACGTAAGTGTTAGGATTTTTATTTGTGTTGTTGGTTTTGGCCACATAACCGTATCCACCATAAGTGACAAAATCACCAATTTGATAATTGGTCACTGAACTCCATGAATCTTCAAATTCTAAACCTGGTAAAAATATTGACCAGTTGGCTTGATCTGCTGTGAGAGTGGTTGTGGAAACGTGATAGGTGGTACAAATCCATAAACTTGGTCCCCATTTTACAACGTCATTGACTTTGTATCTGGTAGAACCGGTCCAATCATTTTTGTATTCAATACCTTTGTGTAAGTAATCCCATTTGCCTTGATCTGCTTCCAGTCCACCACCTAGTGTAGTTGCAGAAGCATTGGAAGTGTGTCCGGTGTTACAAACATACAGTTGACCACCATAACGAACCACATCTCCTCGAACATATCTGGTCGACACAGTCCAAGCATTCAACCAATTGAATCCTTTGGAAAAAATTTCCCAATCTGCAAGATTGTCTTCTAATCCCAATGCCAAAGTGGCAGCTGAAGTATGAGGAGCTATACAAGTGTAAATGTATGCTCCGTATTTTACAAGATCATTTATTTTATATCTGGTAGATATTGTCCAATCTGATTTGTAATCGAATCCTTCTGAAAATAAATCCCATTTGCTTTGATCATCTTCCAAACCATCTGTGACTGTGGCAGCTGACGTGTGACCTTCGTTGCAGATATACAAATATCCTCCATACTTGACAATGTCATTGGGTTTGTAAGTTGTGTTGGTTTGCCAGTTGTCTTTCCATTCCTGACCATCACTCATCAGGTTCCATTTTGAAGCATCTAAATCTGTTTGGAAAGTGCCGCTGGTATGAGCTACTACACAAATATAGGTACGACCACCATATCTGATCACATCATCAATCAAATATTCAATCGCGGTAAGCCAGGCTCCCTTCCAAATAAACCTAATCCTACCTAATTTAAACTCTGCCATTTTTATGATTTCCTTGTTGTGTTGTTATTTATCATACTAACTACCATATCCATTGCTGAGGTCTATTACACTCACAGCATCGCCTTCGTTAAGCTCTGTGGAAGCCACACCACCCAAAAAATAACTCAAAGCAGCCATGGATCCTTTGACTCCTTGTTTAAAATTAGCGGTTGATTTGAACTGTATGGTCTCATCTCCCACATTTATTATGGTGTCATTGGCTATTTGTACAGCACCTGCTCGTAAAACTGAAACGTTAAGATTGGCTCCACCACCAGATATCCTGCTGGCCACATACGCCACAACGGCTTTTTGAGTAGGCACCACATTATCGCTGTTGGCTGCCATGGTAACATCTGTGCTGAATTCTCTAATAACGGCTCCTGATCCTCCCAATACCACACCGCCCAATCTTAATTCAGTCAAACCTTCCAATTGGAAAAAGTCGGCGCTCAGTGTCACAATACCAGTGCTTTGTTCCACTTTGAATTGTTCTCCCACTCGGAAGTTACCATCTTGGTCAGTGCTGGTGTAGAATACTCTACCACCGCCAGACTCTACCACTTCGTTGAATTGTTGTGGTTCGTAGCCTGCTGTGAATCCAAATTTATATAAATCTGGATAATTGGTTGTGGTTTTATTACCAGTGCCTATGTCTAAGAAATCGTGACCAGTCAATCGAACCTGACTGTAATTTTGTCTTATGGTGATGTTCTCTTCGTGGTCTGGTGAGAAATATGTGTCCAATCCTGGAGCTATTCTTAAAGTTCCATACAAATTAGGTTCAGTGCCACCCAATTGTGTGAAATTGGCCAATTTGAATATTTCATCAGGTATATTATCAAAATAAACGTTATCTCCAGGTCCTGGCAATCTGCTTAAATTTTTAATTCTTAAATATTTTCCTGTTTGATACTGATCTTTCAAACCATCGCCTGATATGGTGGCTGCCACGTTCAAGAAACCTGTACCTCTGTTGGTAAATGTGGGCTGAGACACTGTGCCATTGTTGGTTCTCACATCAAATATTGCATCTACAGTGTTGGAATTATCCACTATGGTTATGGATGGTGCTACAGAATATCCACTGCCTGGTTCAATCAATTCGATTAAACTTAATCTTCCGCTGGCACTTCTTGCTCTACCCAATGCTCTAGCTCCATATCTTATCACTCTCAATTGATTGGTAGATATGTCTAATAATGGTATGAACAATGGACCATTGATGGAACCTCCAGAAATTTGTGTGTAATTACCACCACCTGTGGGAAGTTGTGTGCCTAATACTTTCCAGTGTTTACCATCAATACTTTCAGCCATGTCGCCGCTGGGAGTGATAGCCACAAAAACTCCTTGTGTATAACCTAAGAAATATTGTTCTGAGTCTGGGGGTAATTCACTGGCTTGCCACACTGTGGTTGCTGAAGAATCCACAGTGGCTTGATTGGCCAGTGTGTAGTAAAATCTATTTGCTAAGGTGCTGGAATCTCCAGGAGCATCGTTGCAGGCCGCCACAAATCTATTATTACCATACACTAAATCTTGTACATTAAAACCTGGACCTCCAATGTCTGGTCCTTGATACCATGTTGAACCCAAACTAGAACTTTCATAGGTTTGACCAGCATTGTTGCACACTATGAATAAACCTGAACCTCCAGCTGAATGTGAAAGAGCCACAGTGGAACCATCATATGGAACCACAGACACTGCAGTCCAAGATGAGCCGTTGTCTGAAGATCTCAACACATATCCTTGATTGGTGGTGATGATAAAAACATCCTGTTCACAAGCAATAGAAGTATAAGTGCCATACAATGACGGTGAAGCCAAACCTGTCCAAACTGCACCTGTGGTGGTTCTGGATATAGCACTGCCTGAAATGGCCAATATTGCTGTGCTGCTTCTGGCTGTGGCAAAATAGTTTACAGCGGCTAATCCTGTGCATGGAGTCCACAAAGTTCCATCAGTGGTGTAATAGCCACCTGAACTGCTCAAAACCACTGTGATGTTCTGACCACTCAATCGAGCTGATCCAACCACAGACCAAATGGCACTGGATCCCAAAGTTACTGTGCTGACAGAATATGGTGGATCACTGAAAGTTACCAAAGGTTCAATGATGTATTTGGTTGATTCATCCAACACAGATTCTATGGCAAATCCTCCCAATAGATGTTCCCATCCAGGCAATCCATCAAACTGTCTAATCACGTTCACTTGTTTCAGCACATGGTCATAATAATCTATCACAGCAAATTGTCCTCGGCCAGTTCCTTCTAATATTTGAATTCTTTGACCAATCAATTCAGCTGATACAAAATATGCTGAGCCAGTGGCTGTGGTCAATGAAACTGTGGGTCCACCCAATGATAAACTCACTCTAATGGTGTTTTGTGTGACTATTTCTTTCACATAGTACACTGTGTCAGGCAATATGTTTCCAAAAGTAGTGCCCACAAAAATAATTCTGTCATTGACCTGCATGCTTGTGGCATTTTGAATGCTCAACACATTGGTGGTCGCTGTGGTACCTGTGAATGTTTTTTCATATTCTGGTTCATATTGGTTGGCCAATAGCAATGATGTGGTATTTCCACCTCTGGAGTTTCCTTCAATGGCAGTGTATGCTAATCCTCCAACAAATCCACTGTCAAATGGATCTATCAATCTAACTTCACTGATGGATTGATATCTAGTATTATCATATCCTATGTATGCTGCAGCTCCTGCTCCTGATCCTGAGATACTCACTGTGGCACTGGTATAATCTTGACCTGTGTGAGAATATCCAAAACAATAGATTTGGTTTTCGTCATTGTACACTGAATTAACTGTGGCTTCACCTGTGCGGTTATCAATTTGAGCAGTGATTGGTGATTCTACCAATGAGAATCCTTCAGCCACTGATCCATAATCTCCATAGGAGTTGTTACCATTGGTAGCACGTACTTTACCACCATCTGTGGCCAAATATCCTATGTGACAGTAATAAGTGAACACTGAAACCAACTCTGATTTTCCTTCACCGTTAACCCAAAATCCAATACCATCTGAAAGTACCTGAGTGAAATCGTTAGCCACCACTGATTTGTTACCACCGTTGTGTAGATCTCCATCCACTTTCAATCCTATACATCCATCACCAAATGTGGTCACGTTTTGAATGTATGGAGATTTGGTAGTGATCCAAGCAGTATTATCTGAAGGAGAGTTTCCAGGATTCAATGAAACAAATGCTCCGCCAGTGGGTCTTTTGGTCAAATATTGATTGAGTGGTCCAAGGGTGCCATACAGTCCTTGCAAAGTCATGTTTCTTATGCCTGTGCCGTTGTTTACATAGAACATGTCAGATCCTTCATAACCTTCTGCGGGTCTTATGATGGTACTTCGTAATTCGTCTCCCACCAATGCTGTGTCATAAGGCACATTGATAGGTAAAATTTCTTCGTAAATTCCTGTTTTAACAAAAATTGTGGCTGGTGTTCTGTTCAGTTTGTCTGCGTTAACAAAGTCACAGGCATACTTGACAGTTCTAAAAGCTGTTTGTAGAGTAGTTCCTCTGGTTAACAAATCTATTCCTTCAAGGGACACATAGAATACTTTATTAGTTTTTTCTAAAACTTTCCAATCAGGTATGCTGTTGGTAATCTGTAAAGATTCTCCTGGAGTTCCTATTTTAACAGCAAATGTTACGCTGTCATTACCTATAGTTTTGATATCTCCTGGATGTTCCAACACATTGGCATTGCCGCCTTGAGCCAGTTTTACCCATAAAGGTCCTACAGCTTCACTCTCCAAATCCAAAGTGGGTTTGGCAGCTGATATGTCAGCTTCGTGATATTCCACACAGGCAAAAGTGGTTCCTGCCACAGTGACCACGTCACCAGGATAGTAAAATCTATTTTGTACTGTTATGGGATCAATTTCGTACCAAGGTCCTCTCCAACGTGTACCTGTGACCAATAATTGCCATGGATACGGAGAATCTGTGCCTGGATCATAAGGAGTAGTTTCCAATGGAATTACTCCAGCATTGTCTCTCACCGCAATGTAAAGATGTCCTCCACTGCGTACCACGTCTCCTGTTTTGTATTGAGAAGCTGCTGTGCTGTCATCATCAATCCAATCACCTCGTAATTTATAACCTGGCACTATCAATTGCCAAGCACTGCTGCTGTCATTGGCCACAGTGGGTAAAATATTTAAATTGGACACTGTACACACATAGCTGTATCCGCCATACATGACCACATCACCTTGTTGGTAATAAGTGTTTTCATCCCACAAAGCTTCGTAACCCAATCCTGGCAACCAGATATCAAATTTGCTTTCATCCATCACAACACTGTTGGCAAAAACTCCTTCGTCTGTGCTGTCTATGCAAATCCAAAGACTGGATCCACCATATTTTACAATGTCATTTTTTTTGTATCTTGTGTATTGTGCGTAGTCACCTCGGTATTCAATACCTTTGATGACTGGTTCAAATTTTTCAATGTCAGCTTCCAATCCATCTTGATTTTCTGCTGCCACTCCTGACACAGCATATTCATCCACTGCTCCATCTGATTCCACACTGATGATAGTGATCAATGCATCATTGTCTGGTGTGATTCCACCCAGCAATGCTCCAGAAACAGTGATGGTTTCGCTGGCAGAAAAATCCATTCCTCTGTTGGTGAATTTAGCATAATAGTTGGTGCCTTCTCTGTACACAACAAAATTAACACCCATGCCTGTGTTGCTGTCAGTGGTGTAAAGAGGATTGCTGAAAGTGTTGGATTCTGCACTGGTGTGTCCTGTAACTACTCTGTAGATTATGCCACCATATTTGACCAAATCATCTGGTTTGTATCTGGTAGCACTGGTCCACTCAATTCTATAATCTAAACTTCTTGTGTACACATGCCAGTTGGGCAGATCCAATTCTAGTCCGTCAACTGCACCTGAGCTCACATGATATATGTCACAAAGATATAATTTTCCTCCATAAACCACCAAATCACCTTTTTCATAAGCTGTGTCAGTTTGCCAAACGCCTCTCCAGTTTTCACCTTGAGCAAACACTGTCCATTTGTTCTCATCGCCAGATAATCCATCTTCTGGATCAACGTTAGAAGTGTGTCCTTCCAAACATTTCCATACTACCGATCCTAATTTTGCTAGATCATTTACTTTGTAAAAAGTATCAGGTGTCCAATCTCCGGTCCAACTTTGACCGTCCATCATCTGAGTCCATTTGGATTCAGCAGCATCTAAATCAGCGTAAAAATTAGTATTGGCAGTGTGAGCAATCAAACACACATAGACTTTTGCTCCGTATCTAACAATGTCGTCTTTGACATAGACCACACCTGCGGACCAACTATCTCTCCATCTAAAACGTATGCGATCTATTTTAAATTCTGCCATTTGTTTATATTCCTACAGGGTATGTGTATGGTTCGTTCACTCTAAGAACCAATTGTCCATCAGAGTCTATGTAATACAAAATATTTCTACCGTCCCATCTAAATTGTTCATAATTTAAATTATCATAAACTTTTGTGTGTTGCACATCTCTTCCTTCAAAAAAATCAACTCCTCTAGTAAAATTTGAATAATTTTCTGTGGGATTTCCTGGTTTATTAATTTGAAGAGCATCAGCAGTGCTCATGAGATCCACTTTGCCTAGATATAATTCGCCAGCGTCAGTTCTTCTCAATCCGTAGAAATATCTAGATGAACCCAGTATATCTGTCAGTTGTTCAATGTATTCACTGTTGTTGTCTATCATAATTTTATGTTACTATGTTCATAGTGTTACCCATACCACTGTGTACAGTGCATTGATAATACAATGTGTTGGGAGCATCCATTGGCACTGTGAAAACAATTGTGGCAGTACCTGCTCCACTTACTCCACTGGTGTAAGCTGCACCACCATTGCTGACTCTCAGTTCCAAAGGATGTGTTGAGTGAGCTGTGTTGCTGAAAATATATGTTTCACCTCTGTTCAAATACAATACTGGATCATTGGAAGCTGTGGGAAATCCTGGACCAGTGAATGTGTAATCAGTGGTGGCATTGTTGGTCAAACTCCATCTCATGATAGGACCATTTTGTTTGACCCAAGTGGTTCCATTGTAATACAATACATCTCCCACTGCTGGACTCACTATGGCCACATCGCTCAAATCATCCAAAGTGCTAGGTATAGTGGTGGATACAAATTCTAATGCTGTGCCACCTGCATTCACTTTCACAAATCTGCTGCCTGAACCAGTGTATGAAGCCGGAGTATCAGTCAATGACGTGAATGTGCTGTAAATTGTAGGAGTATTGGTTAAGTTATTGTAGTTCAAATAATAAGTGCCATCCAAACCATCCAAAGTGTCGGCATCTGTGGCACCACCACCTGATGTGGCATCTGTACCAGGAACCCAGTTGGTTCCGTTCCATTTTAAAACTTGACCTGATATTGGAGCCACTGTGACAGTGTCCACATCCGATAGAGCATTGATTGAAATAGAAGCTAAATCACTGGCTTGTACACCATTCACAAATTCAAGAGCATTGGAACCACTGTTGACTTTCACATATCGATTGGCAGCTCCAGTAAAACTTGAAGGAGTGTCAGTGAGAGATAAAAATGTGGTTGAACCACCACCACCACCACCACCAGACACTGTGCCTGGTTTCCAATTGGAAGTGGTTGAATCCCAAAGTAATGCTTGACCGTTGGTTGGTGCAGCTGAAGTATCCACATCTGACAAATCGTTGATGCTGTTGTTGCTTTTTAAAATTTCTCTCCAAGTGCCATCTGTTGCCACGTATGCTTTGTCAGTGTCACTCACAAATGCAAACATACCACTATAGGCAGTGGCATCTGGTAATCCAGACAGCGAAGAATATTTGAATGTGATTTTATTGGCACCTGTGGCTGTGATTAAATTGTTGTTGATCACAGTTAAACTGATACCATTGCCTAAAGCTGTGTATATTTCGTCAAAATTTGAATTGATTTTGATTGCTCCTGCTCTAAGATTATCCCCTTGGCCGTCATTGGGCAGTACGCCATCATTGATTATCTGTTTTACCATGTGTGTCCTTGATTGAGTTTGTTAATATTTACCATAATATATCCTTATATTTTTATGTTTTATCCCATGAAATTTCATTGCTGTCAAAAGTCAAAGTGTCTTGATCCCATTTCACAGAAGGACCCGTGCTGATGGGCAATTCACTAAGATTTGGATAGGTATAATTGGTACCATCAATGGGATGATTGATTCTCATTACCAATTCTCCTTCAGCATTGATATAGTAGACAACATTTATACTGTCCCATTTGAATTGTTCATATTTTAAATTGGTATACAATCTAGCATGATTCACATCTCTACCATCAAAAAAATCTTGACCTTCACTCCAACCGTCAAAATTTTCTGTGATGGCTCCGGGTGTGTTGATAGTGACAGAATCTCCTGGAGTCAGTTGATCCACTTTGCCCAACCATAATTCTCCTTCATCGGTTCTTCTCAAACCATAGAAATATCTATCTTTGTGATTTTTAGTCACATTCAAAACACTTTGACCAACACTTCTCAACATATTATGATATCTCCACGTAGCTCATGACCACATCTATGCTTGCTGGTGTATTGCTCACCACAAACAAATCGTACTCATAAGGTATAATCAATTTTTCTCCACTGGTCACAACTCTCAGTGCAGATCCTGCTGCTATCTGAACATTTTTTATATAAAATGCTTGAGCACTGGTGTCATCCTGTACATACACACTGGCTTCCACCAAACCTGTGGTGGTGTTGGCCAAGCTGAGACCTATCACTGTGGTTTCAGTGCTAATGGTTGGTCCTTCGTATATTTTTACAGGACTGGTTCCTATAGCGTTTAAAATCTTGTTTTTGAATGCTGTTGCCATCTGTTATATTCCTAATATTACTGAGTATTTAACCGTTTTTATCATATGTTTTAACCCAATGTTAGTGCAAATGCTATGGATAATTCCTCAGCATCCAACAAACTCACTCCTCCTGAAGATCCTGCCACAGAAACCCAACCGGATCCATCATAAATTTCCACCCTTGAATCTTGTGAATTGTATCTGGTGATACCAATCACAGGTACTGAAGGTCTAAGACTGGAATTACCATAGGGAATTCTAAAACCTCCTGCTTGTGAAACATCCACATAACCATCACCTGTGGTTTCAAATATGATGGGAGCATTGTTCACATAGTTGGTTATGGTGTTATTTTGAAAATTAAGATTTTCTATGCGTATGATACCAGTGCCATTGGCATTCAATATCAAATCCTGATTTACACCTGTGGTGGTTAATGTGTTGCCTGATATGGTGATACTGTCCACTTGTAATGTGTTCACATCAAAACGAGTGCTGTTGACATCTGCCACCAGTGCAGAATTACTGTAGAATCTTATGGTGTTGTCATTGGCTCCTGGAGTTAATTCAGGAGTGATATAAGTGTTACGATCCAAATCATACACACCTTGTAATACCACCCAACTGCCATCATATCCTTCAAAAAGATTCGTGTCTGTGTTGTATCTGATCATGCCCACAGTGGGTGTCAAAGGTCTGGCAGCATTGCCACCTGCTGGCAATCTCACACTGCCTGTGCCAGTGAACACAGTGACTCCTGTGGCTGGAGTAAAGGTCATATCACCAGTGGTGTTGGTGATGGTGTTGTCATTGATTCTAAAGTTTTCTATTTCCACACTGCCTGTGCCAGCTCCACTCAATTGCAAGTTTGAGTTGGTGGTTTGTGTGGTGATTAAATTGTTTTCAATTTTGATATTGCCATCCACATTGATGGTTGAACTGTACACAGTGTTCCAATTTTTCAATGAACTTCCCAAATTGTACAAGTTGGTGGTTTGTGGAATAATATCACTGGTGATTGCTGCCACAATGCTCAACGTGTCAGTGGTTTGATCACCAATGGTAATATTTCCACCAATGGTCACATTGCCTGTGACATCCAAGTTGCCAGAAATATTAACATTATCTAATAAATTAATTTGTCCATTGTCAGCATCTAGATTCAATGCTCCTGTGGTGCTTTCAATGGTGTTACCACTGATTTTTACATTGTTTTGTTGAATATAAGATCCATCAATGATTGTGGTATTACCACCTGAGGTAAAAGTCAATGTGCTGGTGGAAGCAATGTTGGTGAAAGCAGAAGTAAATGTTATGGTACCATCTTCTTGATTCACATAGAACAAATCTCCCACTCTAAAATCACCTTTGTGATCCACTGAACTGTAAAATATTCTAGCATTGGATAATTCTATCACTTCGTTGGGTTGATAGGCTGATGAAGCATCATTGTCCACTTCTTTGCCCAAACCAATGTAGGCAAAATTGTGTCCAATCAAATACATCAACACACCCACACCAGATCCATAAGCACCATAGTTGCCATAGATACTGGCTGATGCTATGCTTCTCACTTCAGCACCAAAGTCATTGTAATCCACATTCACAAATGCTGTGGCAGTGGCTCCTCCAGAGAAACTGATATATTGTGCCCCATCGGTGGTGTCTTCGAATGTGGTAGATCCATTGGCTCCATTAAAATTCAACAACAACACAGTGTTGGGAGTGGTGGTCAACTGTGTGGTGGGTGCCACAAACGCACCTGTGTATATGGCAGCTCCTTTGACAACTCTCACATCATCCACATAACCAGTAAAACCATACAGTCCACTCCAATCAGCTCCTATTCTCAAAGGTTTAGCTGCATAATTGTTTGAATCAACGTATGTGGACCCTTGTTGTGCTCCATTCAAAAACATTTTTAAATTTGTGCCTGATCTTGATATTGCCACGTGTGCCCAAGTGTTCAATGGCACTGTGGTGGCACCTGACATCACTATAGAACCATTGATATAACAATACAAAGTGTTAAGATTACTGATACCCAAAAAGATTGCAACATCAGTGGCAACAGTTCTCATATCAAAAATTGTAGTGTATGATCCACTGGTTGTTCTATACACCCAACCTTCCAAACAGAAATTTCCTGTTCCAAATTCTAAATCTGCTTGACTATTGATTGATGCATAATCTCCCACGCCATCCAATGCTAAACTTGCAGTGCCGTATTTTTTTGTGGTTTGATTTAATTGTGCATTGCCGTTGGCTGTGACAGTTTTACCAGGTCTGTCTGTGGCATTTTCAAATCCTGTGACCTTGCCGTTCAACTCAAATTCACTGCCGTTCACAGCAGATATTGTGCCAGTGGCCAGCACAGTTGTGTTGTCTACATCTTTGTAAGTGATGGTTTGACCAGCAATCACAGCAGGACCTGATAATCCTGACACTTTTAATCTTGTTTTACCTGTGCCTTTCAATCCAGACACACCATCCACAGCGTACAAACTTCTATTGGCAAAATAAGTGAATGAATTCAACCACTCCACTCTCACTCCATTGGTCATAGTGATGGCATCCACACCTGGAGTTATGAATGTACAATTTTGAAACAAACAACTGGCTTCATTGCTGCCTGCTGTGGCTAGACTGCCATCCAAATAAGCACCTTTGCCAGCATCGCCAGCATCAAATCCTCTAGGATCTGACAGTGACGTCACAGAACCTTGAGTGATCACACTCACGTTTCTAATATAAGGTGAACGTGTGGTCACTGTGTAAGAACTGGCATATCTAAAAGCATAGCCTCTGTTTAATCCAGCGTTGAATCGGAAATTGCCCACAGTTAAATCCTCAATGGTGGTTTCACCGTTCAATATGAAAGCGTTTTGATCAATGGTACCCACTGTGGGTTGAATGAATACTGATCTCAATGATTCTCCTCTGATACTCACTCCCACTGGCACAGTGATAGGAAATACTTCTGTGTATGTGCCTGGA